GGATACTGAGTGCAGTCCGTAGACCTTGAATCTGGCCGCACACATGCCTATATTCGTCATAACTTTTACAGCCACAACGACTAAGGGTTTGCTCTAACGCTTCAATTGACGCGTTAAGTTTTTCCGCTACTGCGTCTAACACAGTGATCATTACATTACTTCCTTGACTTCGCGCCGCTACACTTCCATCTTTTTCGTGATAAATTGTTAGGTGTATTGGGATTGTTTTGCTTTTCTTTCGATAAACCTTTTTTAATTCCTAAGCTTCTAGCGCAGTAGCTGTCGCCTTTAGAAGTTCCAGCTTTTACTCTGGAACCGCCGCCTTTGGCTTTACCAGCCTGACCGTAGCTAACTTTTTTCCCGCTAGAAGTTATTTTAACTTTTGCTTTACCTTTAGCTGGTTTACTTGTTGCCATTTTTATTCCTATCCATTAATACGCGCAAAGCGTCTATATCTACACGCCTGTCCAATTCCTTCCTTTCATTACTAAGCTGCTCGTTGGAGCGTTGTGCTTCCATTTCACTGTTTCTGCGCTGTTCAGCGATTTCCTCCAGTCGTAATTCAGAATCTACAACATCCTTTCCTTGTTTGCGCTGTTGCTCACTCTTACCTAACTGTAAAGTTGCTTGTTCTTTCATTGCTCTAAGTTGTTGGTCGCCCATGCTTAACTGCATTTCGGCTTGGTCTTTAGCTGTTTTACGTTCCACTTCCATACGCTTAGTTCTTTCAGCTTCTTGCGCTATTTTTAAATTGGGGTCTTGAGCTGCTTGTTGTGCTTGTTGCTGCTGTTGCTTCTGGGCAGCTTCTTTTTTGTTTTGGGCTGTGACTTGGGTTGCCGCATCTGCCACCACTTGAGACAGTAAGTTTTCTATTTCTAAAGGAAGTTTTTCGCCATAAGGTGGTAAATCGACACCAAGTTTAGCAGCAATGTCACTACGGTAAGAGAAACCAAGATGCTCTGCAATGTGCGCCTGTAACGCAGCCATGATTTTTTGTGCTTGCGGGTTCTGACCTATAGTTGCGGCAATGTTAGGGTCTTGTATAAATGCCTGATGAGTTGCTATGTGCGCTTTGTGATCTTGATGAATAAACGCTTTAATCGGGTCACCTATAAGAACACCCATGTTTTCAGTCACAGGGTCTTGTGGTTCAGCGTCCTCAGATAGAGGTATGAGCTTGTCAGCGTTTTTAACACCTATTACTTCTATCATCTGTCGGTGCAACTGAGGTAGGTCATAAATCTCAGGGGCTTTCTCTGACATTTGTAAAACTGTTTGGTACTGCACAACCCGCTGCGCCATTGTTGAGCTGTTGGGGTCAGACACAGGAATCACTTCAACCATCAAGTAATCCTCTTGTACCGCGCTTATCTCACCTGTGGCTGGGTCGTAGTCATAATGCTGCGGAGCGTTTTCAGCGATCAGCGCTTTAATCAGTTTAAACTCACCCTTCATCGCGTAATGGACGCGGGACTGAACAGCGGCCATCGGCTTTAAAGTGCGCTCCAACAAAGCTAATGTCGTACCCACGGGGGCATTTGCGCTCATGTCTGACACATTCATGTCACTTATAGCACCCAACCTGCGACCTTCTTGCGTTATCGTGTCCAACAAACCTGCCAGTGTCGCGCTCGGCTCCTTGTATGGAAGAGGCATTATGTTGTCTCTTAAACTACCAGAACCAACGTCCACATCTCGCCATTCGCCGGGGGCAATGGGGGAGTCTTCCCCTTTGTTTCGTAAGTCTCGGGTCTTTAGACCCCCCGGCAAATTAGATAGCGTACCCGCGTCCACAAGCTGTCGTATGATGCTTGTTCCAGCTTGTGCGTAACCTCCGACAATGTGAATTAACCCAAGTCCATAAAAACCAAAGCTTGGGATATAGCAATAATGTACAAAATGTTGACGTTTATTGTACAGAGGGTCTTCTTCATCCCAGTTTCGCCGTATTCCCAGAACTTCATTAGTGCCTTTATCAATAGTAACTACATAAGGAGCAGCTAATCCGTCACGGTCATCAAATTCCTCAATGACCATCTCAACGTGAATTTCATAAAAGGCATATCTATCGTCATCATTTACAGTGAAACCTGCGTCCTCGGCTTTCTTTTCTTCAATATCGCTATGGAATATTTCAGGCTCACCTAAATCAACGTCACGATAGAACCCGCTATCTTGCAGCATAGCCAATTCATTCTTGGTCTTACGCATTACGTGGGTCACACGCTCGGCATCTTCTATGTTAGACGCGCCGTAGGGAACAATAACTTCCTCAGCGGGTACGTAAACTGCTGTTTGCCTCATTTTCTGTGGATCATTGTAGACTTTCTTAAAAGCTGACCCTGACAGTCCCAAAGCCCACAACATTCGTTCATGCTCTGGTCGATATTCGTACATAACTTCTGTTAACTGATAGTTCATATCAGTCTTAACACGTTCTGCTGCGTCAACCTTTTGTTTGGTTTCTTTTCCAATAATTTTTGTTTTTACAGGGCCACTTGCGGGAAAAGTCTCGCTCATAGTCTCGGCTTGAAAACGAATAACCGCTTCAGAAAGCAATGTGGAGTTAACACCACATGCACCTTCCCACGGCTCAGAGCGTTCTTCGTATTTAAGTCCTAATATTTTAAGACCTTGTATGTAGGTATCGACCCAATCTTGTCTACCATTAATATCGGCTTCTACCAAAGAAATTAAGTCGCTGGACAATTCACTAAGATCATCCTCTTCCATGTGTTCAGCTAGGTTGGCATGGAATTCTATAGGCTCCTCAAAAAGATTATCTTCTTCACCTTCGCCCACTAGAATAATCTCGATGCCACCCTCTAGCAGAGGATCGCTACCATTAGCCGACTCAATTTCAAGAACAACTTCCCCTTCGCTAAGTTCTTCGTCTAATAAGTCATCAATGTCATCAATCATATTAGGTTCCAGTTGCCTTTTGAGTAGTTGGCAGGCATTTTAACTTTGCCCCCTTTGTTAAAATTTTCAACTTCTTCTTTATATATTCGATTATAATCTTCTTCAGTGAAATCTTCTTTAGGTATTGTAATGTTAACGGGCCTACCTTCACTGTTTTTGTCACCCATCTTTTCTCGTCCCCGCCGTATAAGCGACCCATAACCTCCACTTAGAACGTCAGACATTGTTTCTACAATGGGCTTGAGAATGGGATTGTCTATTTCTAATGATCTCTCAATCTCTTCTTTTTTAGTTCGAAATTTATTAAAATTATAAGTGTCTACAACTTCAACATCACCATCTTCATTTAATTTATAATCAAACCTGCCAAGGGTTGTGGCTACTCTGCCTTCTGGTGTAAGAAGGGACAAAATCCCTTCGTCTGCTTGTAAAGTTGTTCTCATACCAAATGTAGTGTCTGCGTTTGGTAGGTCTTTTCCGTAAGTTTGATAATTTACACTTTTACTGGCAGGTGCATTAAAAAACCCTTCCTCTCTCCCTGCCGCCGCAATTAAATCACGAATAATGGCTCTTTCTTCTTTGGTGAATGTATCACCTGTAATGGGATCACGATTGCCTTCAATCACTGACTCAATATACACTTTTGCATTTGTAGGTAAATCTAAATTGTTGTTAAGCTTTCTTAAAACCCACGGCACAAATCCTTCTTGTTTTTCAGCCATCAGTAATACGCTCGTTTTTTGGGTTTAAAGTATTGCTGTTCATCTTCCATGTCGGAAGGTAGCCGTATAAAGCCACCGGAGCGGAACCGCATCAGAGCCATGACCGTACAATCGACCAAATCATCGTTAGACCCAAAAGGGAAACTTGCCACTTCATCCACTAACTCCTCGGCCCATCTGGTTCTAGGAACCCAACAAGTACCTGATGCTACTATATCTGTGACAGAATTCAACCTTGCTCTTTTATCACCAGAACCGCGATGCGGCGTGTATTCACTCACAGGTATGCCCATTCTTCGCATTTCTTGGTACAACGCAGCACCTGCGCTCTTTTTCTCCACTATAAACGAATCAGGTTGCCACTCCTCGTACTCTTCTAACGCTTTCTTTTTTAATTCAGGGAACTCGTACCGTTCTTTTACTACATTTAACAATATTATATAGTGCCTGTCATCTGGATCATGCCAAAACACGCCCCATGTAGTAATGCCAGTAAAGTCAGCCTTGTTATGCGTTTCAGCGGCAGCATCCAGCGTCATTATGACATATTCCACTTCGGGCGGCTCGTCTTCTGTCCACTCGCGCCACCACTCCCTTTTGATTAACGCACCTTCTTCGGCTGTGGGGTCTTGCTGAAACTGAGCATTCCACTGAAATAGCGGCATAGACGCTTTAGTTCGTTCAAGTGCCTCCATATCAAAGAACTCAGGCCAAAGTGCTTTATAGTACACAGAACCGTCATCATTAGCGGCTTCCATCATGGCAGGAAACTCAACCACCTTGTACTGGTCAGACATGTCATTCTTGCTCATATCTTTAATTACGCGCCCAATCAGATCATCCATGTGCCAGCGGGTTCCCACGATCACCACTTTACCCTGTGGCATTAGTCGTGTTCTGGCCCCGTAGGTGTACCACTCATAAGCTTTGGCAAATACATCAAAGTTACCATTGAGTACATCCTGCTCTGAATGCGGGTCATCAATAATTAGCAAGTGAGCACCGCGCCCCGCAAGGGCTGAACCTACTCCGCAAGCAAAGAACTCCCCACCTACGGAGGTGTTCCACCGTCCAGCGCTCTTGGAATCTTTGGCCAACTGTAACGTAGGGAATATCTCTCTAAAAATCGAAGACGCTATAAGGTTTCGCACTTTTCGTCCAAAGTCTACCGCCAAGTCAGTCGTGTGAGAGACCAGCATAATCTTGTGGTCAGGGTTGTGGCCTAAATACCACGCAGTAAAGAATATACTCACCATCTGACTTTTGCCGTGACGAGGTGCTATCGACACCGTTAGGCGGTCTTCCCTACCTTGCTCAATATCCATCAGCAATTCGGCCAAGTGCTTGTGATGGCTCCCCACTATATAGTCGCTCTGCATATGTTTGCAGAACTCAATCAGGTCATCTCGGCAGCTTTCTGTGTATTTCCTAGCTTCAAGGGACTCCAGCAGTCTTATTATCTCTTCCATCTCAACATTGCTATACACATCAATGTTTTCAAGCATCTTACGCAGTTCGGCTTCGGTGAAGTCTACGTTTTGGTTAATCATACTGAGTTACGATTAAGCTCTGTTACAATTTTATTTCTTTGCGCTTGTTTGTCTTCTCTGTCTTTTTCGTCTCTCCATGTATCTAGAGTGTGTGGTTCATGTAGTAATATGGTTTTATCATTTATAACATATGTAAAAAAATGTTTGTGATTTAATAATGCAACATCGGTGTCAAGTATCGTTATTAATTTATTACTTGTTCTTAGTCCTCCTGAAGCGAACTCTAGGTTGTCCCATACGGTCAGTAATTCTTTTACAACTCTTGAGTTGGGTGTAGAGCCTTGAATCCCACATTCAAATAAGGCTCCACCATCTATCTCAGCCCTTGCTCCTGCAAAATATGTAATATTCTCACTTAACCTATCCATAATAGTGTCAAATGATCTTACTATTTCACAGTCTGGATCAACCGCTATCCCACCATAATCTCTTAACAATAGCATTCTAAATCTATCGGTAACGTATGCGAGGGGGTAATTTCCTTTAGCATAACTGGCAATATAAGGGTCATTGCGGTATTTGTCCCATATCTCATTGCCCCATAGATTAACTTCATAACCTAAAGGTAAATGTACATTTTTCATCTTCTGGGTAAATACCTTAAACTTTTTAGGAATTTCCTCACCTATCCAGATTTGATGTATTATTTTTGGTATTTCTGTTTTCATACTAAGCTTTAGGCATCTTCAATCACCGTTTCATCGTTTTGCATCGAATCAATGCTAAATTCGGCTTCTGTAATCTCTTCTTCACTTCGCACAAGCTTGCTCAACTTACTACGCAGTTGATCTTTCAACTGATCCGAAGTTTGCACGGTGACTACTCTTTCGCTTTTTTCAACAAACAAACCAACATCGGAGACTTTCCCCAGTAGCTCAATTGCTTTCAATCTTACGCGGGGGTCTGGGTGTTCGCTTTCTAACAGTAACTTGTTAGTGACAAGGTTTCTTATTTCTACCGCGTTCTGCACAACTTGCTGACCAAACTCGGTTAATATTTCGCTAACTAACACCAAAGAGGCAGGACGTAGCTCTGCTGCGCGTTTGTGCGTCACCTCTTTTGATGTAACGGTCGCGTTGCTAGCATAACTAAACGCCAATTTCGCAGCGATTGCTTCATCTTCGCTTGTTAATACAAGGTCAAACCCAAAATCTTCGTTGCTGAGATAATCCGCTGTATTGCAGACCGCTTCAGCACGTTCTCGTAAGTCCATGTACTTAGCTTCGGGACACAGTGGTACGCCGATTTCAGGTATAACCTCTAAGGGCAATCTTTCCATTTTCTTTCCATTGCGCAAGGACGTACCTCGGTCAGCCGATTATGGCTTGGATTGTGATTTTTTGCAAAAAATTTTTTGGAGGCTTTGAAAACTTTTGAAAAACGAAAATGTTGGTCTGGATTAATAATAATAGGGTAGCCCTGCGCTAGCAGCAATGCGCGGGGGGTGGGGGTAGGGTGGGTGTCGCCGTCTGGTCAATTTCGGCGCGATTCTGTTAGGCAATGCCTTACAAGTCCGTGTGATATAGCTATCAGGATATGTCAGGATATAAAGATAAGCGGTAGATCGGTAGTATACTTGCCATAATATGTTATAGTTATTGCAACTCAAGACAATTATGTCTTTGAGGGTTTAGAAGGTAGTATCTTATGAGTAATTCAAAGAAGGTAGTAGGGTTTGCGCTGACTAGTGAAGAGACTACACTAGCACGGGCTGACATCAAGACTGGCAAGACATTTAAAGAGGCAAGAAACTCTTTGATAGCGGTATTGAGCGAGCACCGCGATCCACAGCATATGGATAAGCCATCGAAGGGCGAGTGTACCGACTTCTACGATGGCATTAACAAGCTATCGTTTGAAGCGTTTTGTGGCAAGACTAGCATTGTCGGCAGTCCAGATGGCAAGTCCTATGATGTAATGGCATTGCTTGAGATGTCATCCGAACTAACGCCCGAGTGGGCTAAAGTGAAGGGTAGTTCACCGCGTGGTGGTGACGAGACTATCAAGCAATACTATCAGCGCGGTCGCGGTGATTGGAAAAAGTCTCTCAAGCGTTCATGGGAAGCTAAGATCGCGGCAGAAAACGCGCTGTTTGCTTCACCAGATGAGCGTACTAGGGGACAGGTTAAACTGTTAATCGAATCAGTCGAGACGGTTATCAAGCGCATTAAAAAGCTTGATCCAGAAAATAGCGATATAGACTTTGGAATAACTGAGGCGCATCAAACGGCTTCACAATTACTAGTCTACATCGGTGGTACAGCGTAACCACTAACCACTAAGTAATCAAGGTCACCTTCGGGTGGCCTTTTTTTTGGCCTGAATTTTGATCGAAACC